TGAAAATCAGTTCGTATCACCAGTTGTTCAACAGTCCCTCATTAGGGTTTTCTAGGTGGGGCATGATGATTGGAGCTGGAACAGTGATTTCGGAGAATCCAAGTGATTCTCGAGCCATCAGGCCGAAATATGAATCCAGATAATCACTATGCGGTCTAGAATCCACACCTGAGACAGACCACAGAACACACAACCTGGAAAGCTGGATTTTTATGGTATTTTTCAATAAGCAGAAAACCAGGCTGACAGATAAAAGAAACAAACACAGTGATGCAACAATTATTGGGTATGAGCAAGAACACTAGCAATATCGCTGATTACTCCCCTAGATACCCTCAAGAATTGTCCAACCTTTCGTCCATACTTTGCCAATTTCTTGACATTATCTTCGAAAGAGTTGCACGACACTGAGAAAGGAGCAGAATCAACAATCCGCTGAAGAACTGCATAATCAGGACTGAACGGTGAAGGCGTAATCGAAAATGGAACAGCCAATGGGGAGGCTTGCACCTCAACACCACAAACATATTCCAATTGGAGAACAGTCGTCGCTGACATTCCTGATACATACACATATGGTGTCAGATAAGAACCAGAGGTAAAATATCCAAGAGCATCATACGTGTCTGCCCAGATCGGCGCAAACGGGTTCACAGGATCCTCGTTTGACCCTCTGGCAGTAATTCCAGAGAAGATTGTATGAGTCGAACCCATCAGGATCGATTTCAAAAACAGGTTCGTGCTATACACACCAGCAGCGGTTCTGCACGTCCTATTCCCCCTACCATAGAATGCCACACCGGCAGTATCTACAGCAGCGGAAAGAGGAGTGATGCGAATCCCACTGAATACAACACGAGCTTGATTCGGACTAGCCATGAGTGTATTGGAGATAGCGGAGCAAGTCGCGATACTCTGACCGACATTCGCAGTAGCAGTAGCATCCAATTCATTTGCGGCATAAACTGTTTCCCCAATCACGCTTGCTGTGGTCGGCACCACCGCACGCACATGGACATGCGTGGAGGTAGCACCCGAAAATGTAGTTTTCGCATAGAGGACCAGAGATAGAGACAAACCGGAGTATGAGTCCGGAATTCTCGCTTCCCTCGCCATGAATGAGCCACCTTGAGCCTGATTGAAGGGATCAGTTACAACCGAAATGTATTCAAGATCAGTAGGAGAAAGAGAATAAACCGAGTTATCAGACGGGTCAACCGGATAAGTCACGGCCAAAGGTCGGGACATCTGATATCCCACGTTCGGTAACGTGGTCTGTTTCCCATTCCCATTTGATTTTTGGAGCTTTGCTTTTCTGTTCTTTTTCAACTTTCGCATTACTCTTTTACCAATCATTGTTGCAGCACCAACCACCGCAGGAACTACAATGTTTGACATGAATTTCTTAAACTGGCGGATTCTTTGAGATCACCAGTTAAGATTGGTCGAACATTGCGGTGAATGTGCCTCCCAAGGGAAAAATCAGACAAAAACTTGGTTGATACATTCACACCAACTAAGTCCTTCCACAGAGAAGACAGCTGTTGAAGCGGTACATCTAGAGCATGAACCTGAAAAAATAAGTGAGTGAACAGGCTTAGTCTAGAGAGAGCTTCAGAGTTTGTCGCCAAAAGGCGCTGTGCCGACAAAATGGCCGTGAAATCTCGTGTCAGAGAATCCTTGATAGAAGTTGTCGCCAACGAATGAAAGATTCTTTGCACATCAGAAAACAAAGGTAAGTTATACCAACTACCATCTACCAATATCGAAATCACGTCCAAACCACAGAAGTGCCAACCTTGATGAACAAACTTTACACACAATCCGAATTTCTCCATGAAACGCATGTATGCTGACGAATCCAATTTTCCATTCAAGGACATCACGACATCATCACCATACACAGCATATTCAACAGGGACATTCATCATGTGTGTAAACATATCATTCATGCACCAGTTGATAATTGTGTTGTCGATACATGTGCAATACGAACCTGTCTTCATCCCAAGATCAGTCAAGAAAATATTCCCGTCTGGTAAGAGGATCAATGAGTGAATCAATAGCCACCGACACAGATACGAGACACCAGTCAAATTCGAATCACATTTCACAAACCTCATCTTCCACGACCACACAATCCACAAAAGATCAGATGAGATTGTTGAATCCCATCTAGAAAAATCAATAGAAAATGAGTCAGTAAAATGAAGATGTCGATCAACTAGTTCCCCAAATAAGGGAGAGAAAAAATCCACACCTGGAGCAAATCCAGATGACATTCCAGAAGAATAGAACTGATCATGTAGATGATGGAACAATTGAACATGTTTCACCAATACAATTAAATCTTCAGCGGAAATTTGCCGAACCTTTCTCATGGATTCTTCAACTGTTTGAATCTCTTCTTTCGAAAAAGATGTATAAAACACCCAGAACGGTTTCTCCACCCATTGTTCACACAGATCTTTGAACTTTTCAGAAAACACAACATCTCTTTTCTTCGAACCGATCAATGTATACGGATAACCAGAACCAGTGTTACGAGGAATCAGATTAATAGCATCAGCGAAAGACAAAGTTTCCACAGGAATTAAGCCAATTCGCATCGCTAAATGATCCAGCGACTCATAAACATCTGAAATCTGCTCATCAGATAGAGAAACTTGAGGATGATTATACTTATTGATTTCATTCAAACAAAAATGAGTGTCCTCAATTTTTGACAGACAGTGATCCTTTGACAAGAATTCTTTGTACTCATCACAAACACGCCGATGGTGTTTTGGAATGACCCGTCTACATCTGAGCTTCTCATCAGAAGACCAAGGGTGTAAAGGTCGAACAACGTCAACCTTCACCAATCCTTGGGGTTTAATGGGACTCTTGATGTCAGGACCAATCCCCCGAACAACATCGCCGTCTCGAACAAGCACAATGAATACATTGACAACCTTGGACACCGATCCAAAATGAATACCGACCAATTTCCATTGACCAGCAACCTCAGCAACTATCGGTGACCCCGAATCACCAGGCACAGTATTTGCCCAATGATAGGACCCACGTGCTACTCCATAAGAAAAGCCACCTTTCTTCACCACAATAAATGGCAACACACGATTTGAAATAGTTTCCCATTGTTTCGTGGTCATCAGTGGTAGGACCAATGGATCCGTAGTAGTTCTAACAAACAACTCATTAAACGAATCATGTCCTGAAACATTGATAGGAACTGCAGAAGAACTAACATCTCCGACATGACCCAACTCGAACGTTAGGTGACCATCATCAATATAATTTCCCAGAGTTCGATGTTTGACAAGCTTTACAGCATCAAATGGAAAAAGGCTAGGCAGATCAGGAGAAACAATCGCCTCCGGTGATATTTGATCAACATGGAGATGTTCATCAATATCCTCGATGGCATCATATCCCTTCTTTTCTACATCCCTCTTCTTCTTTTTCTTCTGTTTCTTGTCACCCTTTGATTCAAAATCAATGTCATTGGACTGAGCAACTTCCAAGGGACGAACTGGGGCAACATTACTATTTCGTGAGCCAGCACTCACAAAACTTGATGTAATTGGAGGAGGAACCTGATGATGATCTTCATTAGTCCCAAGACCCTCATGATGCTGATAGGCATAATCATAGTCAGGGGACTCTTGAAGATAATCATCAAAATGACTCATCAACAATGACACAAAGATTTTAGCATATGTGTCCCAAGTTCGAGGAACAAGAGGTTTTATTCGATAGCGTTTGGACTCGCGCAATCCCAACAGATCACACGTTGTCGCAAGAAAAAATACCCCCCCAAATACGTATTTCCCCCGATTGTTAAAACCAGCGATGGCCAAAACTTTCTTGAGGAAAAACCATAAAGAGGAATATCTCATGCAGGCAACAGATATATCAAACAAGTTCACCTTGTTTGATATCATCAAAGAAAAGAACAAAGATGCTGAGTCAAAAGACTCAGGCAAGATTCTTCCTTCTTCTATTCTCTGTTTTCGTCGGCGCCATTCCTTGGCTACTAACAAAACAATCCGAACAAGTAGAATGCAAGCAAACAATACCAGTGTTGCATCCCACAATTCTTTCAAAGTTTCTTTCCAGAATTGAACCTTACGATACTTTCTTGGAATCCATTTGAACTTGTCCAGAAACAATTGCATCACATCCCTCGCCTCACCTTGGACCGTAACCCATTTATATCCGGTATAGAATACAGCCACTAAAGGCCACATCCAACCGAATGAAAAGTAGGTTAAAACCCAGATGACGAAAGATCCCTTGAGGTAGTTTGCCCAAGAACGATACTCAATTATTTTCGTGAAGGAGAACATTCCCGTA